TATAGCCGCTCCACCTAGCTTACCTAGAGCTTGTCCTTTAGCGCCTTTTTGGGCTGATTGCGCGGAAGCTGCCTGAGCCTGTGATGCCGCCGCACTTCCTAAGCCTGACTGTATCCCTGGGAGTTGCCCTATCCCTAAACCTAAAGCATTTTGCAGCTCTTGCTGAGCAATGCCGCCTAGCCCTTGAGTTAAAGCCCCTGCCCTGCTTCCTTCGATATTAGCTAAAGCACTGGTTAACGCGCCGCCTGTTGCTCCGCCTGAAATAGCAGATTCCCTTGCTCTATCAAAATTACGCTCAACCCCCATCTTTAATGGGGCAAATAAAGGGCTTGAAGAGGGGTCTAACCCGCCTTCTAGAAAGGCTTGTGACCGCCCAAACAGCGATTCCCTTAATGGGGCAGATTGCGCAAATAGATCTTGTGCTATTTTTGCCTGCTCTTGACTCGCCTGTGATTCCCTAGGTCGTTTGCTGCCCATCTTTCGGCCTCTCTATGTAGCTGATAACCCCTATCTCATCATTTGAACCAGGACAAACCCCCGGTATTGCGGTTGCGATAGTAAGCCCCAGCCTTTCAATAAACTTAATGGCTTTTTTATGATCGTTTGGGGTAACGCCAACTAACGTTTTGAATATTGGCTCCCCGTCTTTCTTCAGGCTAAACCAATAGCTAATAAAATATTGTGCTATCTTAATGGACTCTTTACCCCACGCAATCTTGTTAATGCCAAAATGCATGACCGCCCACGTTGCAGCCAGTCCATTAAGCCATGCAACACCCGCTGGCTTATTGTCGATAAACGCAAAAATAGGCAGGTTAGCGGGAGATTTCATAATGCTCATAAAGCCCTCAAATGTAGGGTCTGGCTCATCATAAAACATTTCTTTAATAACCCCATCATTAACCAATCCATCATATATAATCCAAAGCTCATCATCGGGAATAGACCAAACGCCATTTACCAACGAATATGGATACAATCTAATCATAGCCCTACCTACTCAGATTCTACTGCGTAAACTGTGGCAACCCCGCTGCCTGTTAGCCTGATTGCTGCCCTTTCTCCATTACCCTCTGACATTAAGCGCCTGGTGGTATCCCTAGAGCCACTTAAGACATGAGTGTGATGCGTTGTTCCATTTAATAAAAGCACCCCTGACGGGCTTGTGGCGTCCGCCACGTCCACATCATATTTTACCCATCGCGGGAAATGCTTTCTGGTCTGCAAAGTAAAATCTTTACTCTGGACTTCCCAGCTAATAGCTGCACCATCATCTTCAGTGCCGGTTTCTAGCTGCCTAATAAATCCATCATTGCAGCCGACCAATAAACGATCATTAGATTCATCTATTGAGATAGTTCGCATCTCTTTCGGGTATGAGTAATAAGTAACCCGCCTGGGTTCGTCCAATTGGGTTACTATCACATTTGTCGGGTAATCGTTCCCTGTTGAAGTATAACCAAAATACAATTTATTGTGAAAGGCTATAATCCACGCTGTTGTTAAATTTGATGCCGCTGGGACGCCGTTAGCATCAGACCCAGTGAAAATAGGCTCTAAAGTCTGCTGGGTCACTTTTTGATCTTGTCCACCAGCAAACAAGTACAGGCCATCATAACCGATATGGTAAATACCATGCCCATCAACTGTAAACGCCCCCTGTGACGACTGACAGCCTGTTCTTGCTCTCATGTCCAAGGATTGGAAAGTTCCATGCCCAGTACCCTGGATGTAATAGATTTTATTCTTAGTCAGAAAATAAGGTTGAGCATTATAAAAAACCGTCATAATTCCGGGGTCTTGCTCTGTACTCACCTCTATAAAGTAAAGCGCTGGCCAGTATTCAGGTTGTTTAGACAGCGAATAATATAAATCCTTACCCTTGACGATAAAGCTTACGCCGGTGTAATTAGGGCCTAAAACATACGTCCCAAGTGGTGGTCTATCGTGATCTGTTGCAGCCAGCCCGCCCAATGACCCATCAGCCAAGTCTGAGGCATACCAAATATCTGTAACCCCGCTATCCACAATAGTAGTCCCGCCAGTTGAGGCGATTAAAAAGTCCAGCTCCCATGTAAACAGATAGTCTCGGGAGTTATCAGAATCATTCGTTGTTATTTGCGCCCCGTCGCCTGTTATGTAGGCCCCTGTTATTTCCCAGTCATGGGTAACCGAATAATCATCAATGGTGGTTCCTGTGGCTATCTCCTGATCGTAATACCACAGAGACCCGCCACCCAATAGTGTGCGGTAAATTCTTATGTGCGTAACGTTAGCATCATTTGGGTGGGTGATGGTCCCCATAATACTGCCCGTTACAATATCCACTTCGCCGCTAGTAGGAGAAGGGTTACTTTCAAATACTATCGTTGTCCCTACTTTTCTTACGTGCGTGTAAATAAAAGAGTAAGTCCCCGTTAAAGTACCGTTAGAATTGCTCCCTAAAATCATTGTCGGGGCTACCGTAGGAGCATCCCCACCCCACTCATAAACAGTGGAGTCGTCTATTCTCTTTCTGTCGGTTCCGTTAAGAGCAAAAACTTGCTGCCCAGTATCAGAGAAAATATTGTATTGTATGCTGCTCCACTGGGCTGTTTTAAGTCCCGACACAATAGAGCTTTCAGTTTTGTAAATATCATCCCCTGCAAATGAGTACCTAGCCCCCGCCTGGACCGCTAAATGATTAACTGAAGTATCCCCCATAGCTGTTGTGTTTACTTTTACTGATCCTTTCCTTGTTACAATATTGCCTTGTGAGTCTAATGCGAAGTTCTTACACCTCGTCATAGTAATCTCTGATACATCGGTTGCATCATTATTTAAATCAATTGAGCCGTTAGGTTTAAATAACATGAGGGTAGGTGCTCGGCAATCTTGGATGCTTACGCTTCATTCTTGAAACAGAAGCCCCTTTAGTCATTAGCCTGTAGTCCCTGTCTACATAGCGCCTATTCATAAATTTACTAACCGCTGCAACGCCTAATTCAAAGCGCTCATTCCAGTAATCAGATAAACTTTTAATGCGCCCATCTGTATTCGCTCCATACGCTTTAGAGATAACCCCGTACTCAATGTATTTTCTTAGATAAACGGGGAAATCAGAAACATCACTTACCTTTGTAAGATCAGTTGGGTTTAGGTCGTAAAATAAAATAACGTTATTATCAGCGTCAATGACATCTAATGGGATTCCGCCGTTTTGACTCATTGTTGAATCGTAACGCCTTAACAGTGTCCCTGCCTCCTGGTCAATAGTATCGTTAGAATTAAATAACGCCATACCATCCCCATCTAACCAAGTCGCTACTGTAGGGCGAGGGTATAAAACAAAGGAGTTATCTAGCTCATCTCTATAGTAAGCAATACACCTTCCTGTATAGCTTTTAAAAGAAGGGTCCGTTTTCATTATCTCTTTTCTAGTTCGAAACTCTACAGGCCATCGATCACAAGAAATATGTCTTACTGAGCTGAAGTTTTTAGGAAATCGAATTTTCATCTCATCTGATGGCGTACCCAAGAAGAAAGTCTCCCACATATGGGTAACGCGCCCGCCTATATCAGAAATGTCGGGGGTTAGTTGCCAAACGTGCTGGACCTCCCAGTCATAAGTGTGTATGTGGTCTGCTTGTTGGTGCTGAGAAAAGCATTGATAGAACTGGCTCTCTCCCGAAGGAAGGTAGGCCCATTCCCAGTCGTGCATGTAAGTGAACTGATACATAGGAGGGACACGGATAGCGGTAAGATCCGCAAGAATAGAGGTCCTGTGCTGCAACTCTTCTTGCGTATCATTATAAAAATTGATTAGCGTGGCATCGTCCCAAATATTGGCATTAGGGTCTCTAAGAAACCGGCGAATTCTCGTTATCTGTGCGCCTAAATCCATAATTCCTCTCTGCTGAATCCGGGTACTGGCCTGTGATTCCTAAATGCTTGGCGTATATTTTAAAATGCCTTCTCGCCTCCGCCGCATCCCCGCGCGAGGCCCAATACTCACTGACCGCGTAATGTATAGTTGCTTTTTGGAAATCATCCCTAAGCTTAATTCTGTCTGTCGATGTGACGTACCTGTCAGGAATTACAGCGCAATTTAACTCAATCGTATCGGTTGAACCTGATGGCCTTGGGTAAACCCCTACAACATTCATTCCTAACATAAAATAATTGGTTGGCGTTCCAGACTGAAGCATCCACCGAATACCTTTTGACTCAAGTTTTGGTAAAGAGGTTGCAACCAGTCTTCTATCCTGATTATAAAGCCACGCATCGATTACATACGCAAATACACCTCTTGAAAAATCTATTCGATAGTAAGCCTGCTCTTGGTATAAAGGAATTAAGTAACGTTCTTCATACATGCCGGTTAGCATTGAGACCTCTTCAATGGCGGCGTTAAGTGAATCACGAACAGGCTCAAGCCCCGCATCAGTATCTAAAAATACATCGGGGCTAGTGGTGTTTTCACCGATTAACTGTAGTACTTGGGTTTCAAGGCTATTCATAATAGGGTGGTAGGAGGGGCAAGGGATAGGGCCAAGCCTTTTAGACTCCTACCATAAACCTTTAAACGTGGCCGAAACTGTGACAACCTGCCCAGCCCGCATCCTGTCCGGTCGCCTCATGCGTATCAAGAAAGAGAATATTGCCAGTGAAATACCCAAACTCAGTGCCTAGCTGGTGATCTTGCTGGCCTCCTAAGTTCATAATAGGCAGCTCATTGCCGGTAGGGACAATGTAGGTCTCCATTTTAGCCCCGCCCGGAGGCGTCCATTCTAAAATATCATAGAGGCCGCGCTTGTATTTAGGCTCCTGATTTTCTTCTCGAGTACCGACTGGGTGCATGACCATAGTGATCTTGCCTTTTTGCCAAACGTTGTCAGCCATTTAATCTCACCTTTATTTTTTCAGATTCAAATATTTCAGGGTGCTCTAACTTAGCTGCCTGATAAGTGCTTTCTGTCACTATTGGAGGTGGACCAATATGCCCTAACTTATATCGACCATCACAGTGTATTTTAACACCAAACTCTTTAACTTTCACACAAAATGCTATATCCTCGCCCGCTTGCCAATCTAAGGTAAACCAAGGCTCCGGCACTTTGTCTAAAACATCTCTTCGCATCAGTAATGCACCAAACCCAACAGCGTCACATTCAAATAGCGAATCAGGCACGTCGACCAAAGGAAAATGCTTATACTTATCCCCGTCTTGATCTTTAACGTAAACAACGGGGTAGTGCGGAGAGGTACGCCCAAAGTATAGCGCAGATACCATAGAATAATCCTCTCTGGCCAGCCAAAGCGCTAAATCAGGGTTAAACACATGATCATCATCCAGCCATAAAAGGTGAGTGAATTTCTCCCCAGTGTATTCACAAACATGCTCTTTTGCTTTCCTGGCTAAATCATTCCTAGCCCAGTCAACTACCATTCTTTGCGTAATACCCATTTGATAGACTTTTAAACCGTTCATCCAGCTATAGGCCACCATATTCACCACATCTTGTGCAAACTGGCCGGACATGTCATACCCGCCGCAAGGGGTCAATATGCAGACAGACATCTTTTCAAAGCGTTTTTTATCTTTCTTTGTTGGCTTGAACATGGCTTATCCCCCACTTCCAGAAAGCAGGGTGTAAGATAATCTGTATTATCTTCTCCCAAAGGCTTAAATTTGTGGGCTTGATCTTAACCCCGCCGCACTTCCCGCACCCGTGGTGCTCTTCAATATCCCACGGAGAGACAATGCTTGAACACAGAACGCAGCGATAAAACTCCACACCCCTGCTATCTTGGTCGAATCCTTCTTCAGCCATAAATCACCCTATCTTGATAAATGTGAAACGTTGCTCATGTATGAAATTTCTTAAATGTTTTGCACAAAATGATAGCAACCAACCCCAGCCCCATAGCGTCATCCAGTTATATTGCTTATAAGGAACCCGCGCATAAAGCACCATTTCTAATGGTACACTATATTCTTCTGTTGCAGCCCACAAATTAGTTCCTGAAGCCGCCTTAGCAGTCCCGTGAAACGAATGTAGGCTAAATACGTGGTGATGGTCTCTATAAGTTAAAGCCGTTCCGCTAGACTCATCTGGCACGTTAATTTGCAGTGTGCCGCCCACTTTTAGAATCCTAGAGCACTCAGCAAACGCATCCCACCAGTTTGGGATATGCTCTAGAACGTGATTCATCTCTATTTCATCGATTGAATTGTTATCCCAAGGGAAAGGCGTTGTATTAAGGTCGTGCTGTAAATCAGGCTCGCCCCAGTTATCAACGTTAACCCAGCCTATTTTATGATTTAATCCACACCCTAGATTTAACTTGATAATAGTTTCTCCCACTTTCGCCCTATCTCAGTCCATGAGTAAACTTTTGTTTTAGCTGCGTTCTTAATAAGTCTGTTGTGCAGCCTCCTATCCTCTAACACCTCCACTGCATTCCTGACCATTTCTATAGTATGCACCATGTAGTCATTGGGCAAGTACTTAGTTAGCATACCGTTTTTGCGATGCCTGACCCATTCCCGTGTTGCACCAAGGTTGCCGGTAGTAATTATTGGGGTGCCACTGGCTAGGCTCTGTAAAACGTTGTTAGAGCAGATTTCAGGGTATCCGGAAGGCATTATCATAAGCCCCGCCTTACCTACCTCCTCCGCTAATTCATGCGACGGTATAGGGTCGAGTATTTCTAAGCTTTCACTGCTTTTGTAGTCCAATGTTGACTCTGTAACATGGTCCCTAGGGTCTTTGTCATTGGGATACATTTTATCTGGATTACAGTAAGCTCTAAACTTAACAGGACCGTAACGAGAGGCAATAGCATCGGCAATCAGAGGGAGCTTATTAAGGCCCCGGTTGGGGTGGGAAAAATAAATAATATGCTTGTGATCTTTATCTCTTGGATAAAATAAGTTCTTATCTACGCCGTTGGGGATGTAATAACATCGCTCTATATCTTTGTAGAATGTGGTCCATACCCTGCGGGCATACTGAGACATGAATACCGTATCAAATGCTTTAAATATCTTTGGGTTTGGGGCAAATCCTGAATGAGGTAAATCGTGGATCCAGACAATACGTTTTTTAGCTTTAATATCAGGGTAACCATCCCCTATACCCCTATTACATACAAGCACATCGAATCCGGTATCACTAAAGCCGTTAGCGTTAACCCACGCCACTCCGGAGGACGTAAAAGAAGGCTGCTTAATATCTGAAAGTATTTTTACATTGTGGCCTTGACTAGCCAGATAATCTGAGACCTTGAAGAGAGAGTTAATCATTCCTCCCCTTGGCCTAGTTTCTAGATCCCTTACTGTGTTTAGACCTGTAGATTGGTCTACAAATAGTACATCCATATTGCCCCCTATCGACAATAAATTATTCTTTCCCTAACTTAGCGCTACCTTTTTTTTGCGCTACCTTTTTCTTCGGCGTCTCCAAAGCGATGATTCTTTTTTCCAGCCTGCCTATAAGAATCTCCATAGTTTTCATTTCTGTTTTGAGCTGTTCGATCTCGTCCATAATGTCACCTTTCAGGCCCCCTATCGGCCTTTCATGCTACCGCTAATTACAGAGCGCGTAAAAACACTTTCGCGGTCGTGTGGTACTGAGAGCTTGAAGAAGCAGCGATAGCTTCACACAAGAACCCGAACGACTTAGCCGTCCCAAGTACCGTAGCAGGGGTTACGCCCCACTCATCGGCAACAACGTTAAGATTATCACCAGCAACACTAGAGCCAGCCGAGCTATAAATATAGGCGCTTGCCCTATACCCGTAGACTTGAGCTAGTCCATAGTCATTGTTTGCAATATCAGCATCGGCAACCCCTGCATAGGCTTGCAAGTCGGTTGAGGATGCTTGCGTTACGCGAACACCGTTAACACTTGCGCCCACATCGAATACTACAGAGTATCCGGCAGTTGCGGTTGATCCTGAAACGTTCTGCACTACAACATAGGCAACTTCAGGGTTTGATCGAGAAATACGTTTAAATAACATTTTTTAATTTCCTTTTGTGACTGACGTCGCCCCTATCTCGACCGTTTTGTTAAAAATTAACTAGTGATTGTTTGAGATATGCCGTATAGCACACCATGCTTCCTCAAATTACTAATAGCAGCGTTACCCATAAAGAGTATTTTAGCTGTCTTAGCAGTTTGATTCTCTGGCTCTACAAACGGGGTAGTACTGAAGTTTGTTTCGCTATCGACAATCAACTTGTAAAAGTTGGTGTTTAATAGGAAGCAAGTACCAGCCGTAACCGCAGCAGTGCCGTTATCCACGTCAGGAACAACCTCGTCCCATACTAAAGTGGCCCCACGAAGCTTGATAGTCTCAAAGCCCATGTCTGCCATTTTGGTATTTGTGTATCGAACCTGGGTATCAAGTGCATTCTCGTAAGTCTCAAACGTCACCTGATCAGCGATGCCAAGATTGGGAGAACCACCAGAACCACGGCTGCAATAATTGTAAATCCTGTGTAGAGCCACTTTAAGCCCTGCATAGGTTGTTACGTTTAATGCAAAGTCGTTGCCTGTATCAGCAGACCCACTATCAGCAACAGCCGTTCGGTGTCTCCACCAGCTTTCCGTTGCGCCCGCGATATTACCAACATTACCGCCAGTGGTTGGGTCAGTATTATTATCCTTTCGAAGAAAGTATCCCAAAGGAAGCATGTCTTTCGCGGAATTTCCGGGGATAAATGTAGCCCCTGAAACTGACCCCCTGACAAGCTGCTCGTTAACCACTTCGCGTAACGTCATTTCGGCTTGCTTAATCTTGGACTCCAAAAGCCCTAAAATTCTCGCCTCACCGCTGTTCTGACGCTCCTCTTTACGAGAAATAGAAATAGTTGCTGCAATTTCCTTCCACTCGTAAAACGCAGTAGTAATGCCGTCCTGTGGGGTAGTGTCTAAGACATCATATCCCTCATAGGATTTAGCTGTACTGTTTCGACCATACATAAGAGGCATGGCAATTCGCTCGCCTCCGCCCTGCTCTTGTACGCCTTCGTTGTTCCTTAAAAATGCCAAGAACGCAGAATCACGAAAAATGTTATCGGCAAGGTTCTGCCCATTCACATAATTAAATAATGTGGTTGATAACAAGTCATCATAATTGACTGTATTCTGACTGGGTGCTGACCCGTCGCCTAGTGTAGCCATATCAATAACTCCAAAGTTTTATTTTGCCGCTAGCTCGTCCTTAGCCATTTGCCACGCCTCATTAAATGAGCTGGCTTTGGTGGATTTGCCTTGCGGCCTGGTCGTTGAGTTGCCGCCTGAAACCTGTGCGTTAGCACTTTGGTTTTGAATACGCCCAAGAGCGGCTTGTGTAGCCCTCGCGGTTAAGACCTTTTCGGGAACGCTCATTCTGTACAGTAATCCGGGATCACTAGAAAGGCTCGGGTGCTTTTCTAAGTTTGACTTCATATCTCCCTCATATTGTCGCCAATCAGGATAATTATTATCCATGTGAGATTCAATATTGTGTTTCTTCGAATTTTCAATTTCCTGAAATACAGGGTTTAATTCCTGCATTACCTGTTGTCTCATAGTCGAATACACGTCATCCCAGCTAGCCGGTTCAGCGCTTTCCTGCTCCGCTGCCCCATTTAAGCCAATACCATACTGTGTAGCAAGTCGCTGTATTTCCGCCTGCGGGTTAGACATAAACGCGTCATACTCACGCATTTTAGCTTCATTGGCTTTGTTGGCCTCCGATATGCCCATTTGCTTTTTGGTAAAAGCAGACTGCATTTGTTTATACGCTGCGACCAGTTCCGGTTGGTCTTTTATCTGGTCGTAATCAAAAAAAGCTTCCTGTGACTCTTCAACAGGCCCGTCTTGGGTTATCTGATCAGAGTGGGCTTGAGTGTCGGGTGAATCAGGAATTGTCTCGTTAGAGGTCCCTTCAACTTGTCCTTCGCCTTCAGCATCCATTTGTTTTCTCCTATCAACGGCTATTTACCCATCCATTAAAATCTTACCTTTAGATTTCTTGGGCGGATTCTTTTCTGCAATTAACGCAGATACATCATTATAGTGCGTTTCGCATAAATCGAACACATGGACCCCTTTTTCTCTCATATAATCCACGGTTATAAAATATTCGGCCTTTTGCCTGCATTTATCACATACCACCATAAACCCTATCCTTATATCCAGCCTTTCCCTACCATTTCGTAAACGCCCTGCTCTTTCATTACTTGGCGTCTGTGTTTGCGTGACTTAATCCAAATTGGCTCTTTCCCGATGTGCGGGTCAAGATACGGCTCTAAATCAGATTGCGCGTAGTAGCGGGAAGTAATTAAACGCTCCATAGGAGAGCCACAATCACAAAGCCGCTCCCTATCTTCCAATTTAGCGATATGCTCTTCTACTTTAGTACACTTTTTGCACTGAAAATCATAAAGTGGCACTTATCCCTCTCCCGTCCCGCCGCCATTCACATTCCCGCCTAAATCACCACCAGCTAATCCGCCGATAGCTGCAACTGGGTTGGCTTGTGGTACTCCCGGCTGGGATACCGCGCCGCCTGGTTGCTCAACCTGCCCCTGCATCATGGCCTCACCTAATTCCTGCATCTCTTTGATCATTGTATCATCTTCTATGCCAAACATTCCCGCGAGTTTTTTCATAATTCCCGGCTTTGTAAGTATAGCTGGCATAGGGATGATCACTTGGCTCATAAAGGCAGTCCATTGCGCCCGCTCGATCTGTGGTAACTGTGGCTGAGTCGACCCTACATTAACAGAGTAGGAATACTCGCCCTCAATATCCTCATAGTCATCCGACTTCACTACTTTCCAAAATTCACCCTCTGGACCCTGTATTCTAACCGCCTCATCCCTTTGAATATTGGCTTGAACTAATTGATCCATCTTTTTTGCGGCATTTAATAACCAGTCAACAACAATAGAAAGCCTGTCCCCCTCTTTAACCTCCAAGCGCTTGTCAAGTATCCCCGCCTCGGTTGCCGAATCTGCACCACTAATGCCGCGAGAACCATCGGTCGAACCCAGCAACTCATTCATATCATTCTTAAGAAGAGCAAGCTCTGTGTAAGACTGCTGATCAAGGGGTGCATCAGAAATAGGCCGAATAACCTGTTCTGCCGTAATCTTACGGATGATCGTGCCATCCTCGCCGCTTTCTAATTTAGATAACTCGAAATCAGGGTCTTCTAACCCGTTTGTAAACGCTTCATACTTTCTGTTAAATCTTTTCCTATGCGTTAAGACCTTAGAGCGCAAATCATTATATTCTCGTTGAGGGTCTAGCCCTTGACTCATTGGCGGGATAGGATAAGGGGATTTATCCCTTAAAACAAAACGCAAAATAGAGTAAGGGTGATCCTCTATGCCTTTGGGGATTCCTTGGCTTTTAACAATAGCTTTTTTCGTATCAAGAGAAAGAATAAAAAACTCCTTTCTGTCTATATCGTAAACCTCATATAATTCTATGATTTCATTTTCGACATTAGCATCTTTTACTTTATCTCTTGTTAATTTTGTTGCAACATCCTTAATAGCTTTTTGATCAAAGCGCTTGTCCTTTCTAGCCTTGTATAAAGGCATTTTTAAGCGCTCCGCAATCCAATTCCATTCCCCTGGCAACGTCCCTGAGTCTTCACCAAAAATAATATTATCAGGATGAATTCGTGTCCATGCATACCGGCCATTGACAGGGATAGTCTCGGGCTGCAACAAAACTTCACCGTCATCCCCTGTTATTTCTTCCCCCATTTCATCGACAAGAGGATCGCCTGCTTTTTCATTATCTTTTATGTCTGCTATGTAATGCGTCTTAAGAGCGCCGAAAGAAAAATGTGCGTCCTGAATCGCTAGCCTAGCTTTTTGCTTTAATTCTAATTCAACTTTTAAATAGTTTAAGTACGCCTGACGTGTGTTCGCTCTTACATCCCACTCGGCAGCCGTTTGCGGATTAGGGTTAAACGTTTGGGATAGCTTGACATAAAAATAAGGGTCAACAGAATATAACGCTGGGAGCTGGGCAAGTAAGTGCGAATAAATCATATTTAACGTAATCCACTCTTCGGCCTCTACATATTCTGGGCGCTGCTTGCCTTCAAAATAATTGACAGCCAAGTCAACATTAAAACGGTCGCGCCATTTCTTTTGGCACTTAATTGAAGCCTTTATATTGTCTTGCCAATCGGGTATGAAGTCTTTAGCCATTATTTAATTCTCTTGTAAGCCTGCTCTAAACTGACGCCCCTAGATTGCGCGTACTTCCTAGCCCTAATTAATCGCTTACGCTCGGTCGAAAAAGTATTGCTGGGGGCCTGATGTACAGCCCTTTGCTTAACCGGCTTAAACATGCACCCATACCTAAAGGTATCGTAAATGTGGTCATCAGAATCAGAATCTACATCCTCTGGGTTTTTAGGGCATTCTCTCATCTCGGGCATGGTTCGCCAAAACTGAGTACAATCATTAAAAGCATAAAACCGGGGATGCTCCTCAATAATCTCGCCTGTCTCTTCGTCGGTCTCTGTCTCAATCTCAAATCGCTTATGCACCTGCAATTTGCCTTGAACCCTGTCGTTATCAGCCTTTAGAAAGAATATCCCAGCATCCTGGAAATCTGCTTGAACGCTTGGCCCCTTAATGCCGTACTTATGACGGTTAGGCGTCTTGCTCCAAATCGCTGGATCCGCCACTCTTGCATTTACCCGCTCTTTCTCTCGTTCCAAAATGCCTGTCGCCATCTCGTTTGTTGAAATCTTAGCGCCGACATCGGGTATGTACTTGCCGTTATCATCTTTCTTGGCACCATACCATTCTCGATACATGTAAATTATACCATTAGGGTCGACAGCAAACCAAAGTGCAGCAAAGGGGTGACTGTACCCCCAGTCGTATGCCATCCACTTATACCATTCTGGCGGTATATCAAACGGGGGAATACCATGTACTCTCTGAGAAAGTTCTGTAAATACCTGCCCTTCGAATGCATCCCATATACCTAATTTTAGCCTAAGCCGCTCGATTGCGGGTAAAGCATCCAGCCTGGCTTCGTACCCTGGGTCGTTATCGGTTAATGCTGGATTATCTTCTCGCTTACCAGGGACGAACGCTCTACTTAAGCCCGAACCTGGATCAATGTACGTTTCTAGTGGTTTAAACTCATCGATAAACCGCGCCTTGACCCATTTATGCCCTATGCCGCCAGGGTTGCTAGTACACCGTATCTCTGCCGTTAGCCCCGCCACTGATGAGCGACAACGAGAGAACAAATATAAATACTGTGTCTCTGTAAAATGGGTTAGTTCATCAACACCGACAAACTGAAATTCCTTCCCCTGAAAATTATACTTATCATTCTCATGCTGCATATGCCCTAGGGTTATTATTGCGCCGCTAGGGAAATACCACCTGTGCTCTGTTGTTTTATACACGCCGCCTAATGCTGGATATAACTCATGGCACCGATCAATAATCTCTTGAAGCTGAGGGAAAGTCCTGCGCAACAAAAGACCATGATATTTAGGGTGGGCGATCTGCCTTAAAGCTAAAGCTATTAAACAATCAGTTTTCCCGGGGCCAGCCAAGCCACCGTATAAAACTTCAAACTCACCTCTACTACAGAATTCTTCTTGTCCCCCTGGGAATGGAACCCACAAATTAAGCCTCTACCCTGTACCGAACTCGCGACCTTAAATACGCCCTAGCTGAATCATCCTCTACCGTGTCTAGATTCAGGATCTCTGTATACTCCAGTCCGGCATGCCTGCGAGCATCATTCATGGAAGTAACCACATTAAAATCTAATATAGACCCGTCGTTAAAAACAATCTGCCATATCCCAAGGCTTACCTTTTTGACATCACTACGCCTTGAAGCATCGAAAAATCTATCCTTCATCTGCCTAAAGCAATTAGATACTGATAAAACTCTTCTGTTACCCATAACAACCCCCTACGATTGTATTAATTTTAAGCTTCTTTAAGTTGCACAACTTGTGCTGGGTCGGGTCGACGCTCGGGTAAGTAAACCGATGGGCCAAGCTCTTTGTCAGCGTCGGACCCTTCAG